TTCCAAGCTGACTGTGCAATTGGATCATCAACACTTGAACCTGATGTATAACTTCTTCTTACAATTTGATAACCTGTTCCAGTGTCTTCAAAAAAGATTCCATTGTTTGCATCAAAACTTCCAACACGTTGTTCTAATCCAGATTCTTGTGCATTCATTACAAATGTATTAAATATAAATAATGACTTACCTGGTTGATAACTCATTACTCTTTTAGATTGTCTAATAACTTTGTCACCACTAGCTGTGGTTACATTTAAATTAACTGTAGATTTATTTGCGGTATATGAAACTGTTCCTGATCCAGTTAAAGATTCATCAAAAAGATTATTTTTTGACATTACATTTGTACTATCAAAAATAGTAAATGGATTAGAAACTCTTAATCTTCCAAATGCATCATAAGCATTTGATCCATTTCCACCACCAATAACTGTTGGTTCTACATTAACGTTGTTACATCCTTGAGACATTAGCAACCATACCTTGTATTAAACCAAGTAAATCGTTCTACTTCTTGTTTTAGTTCTTCTTGAAAAGCAAAGTTTAATTGGTTCTTTAATGTTTCTAAAGATGCAGTAATTTGTCTTTGGTTAGTAACATCGTATTGTTCTTTAGGTTCTGGAATATAAACTGTAACTTTAGCCATTATCTTCTACCATCTGGTTGTATATCTACTCTAAATAAACCTAATCTCCAGTTTTCATCTGTTGAATCATTTTCTATTTTAAGTGCTGCAAGTCTTGCTCTTGCACGTGTGTCTATCTTATCTGTACTTGAGGTTACAGTAAAGGGTCCAAGAGGAGATGAACTTGCAGTGTCATTAGGATAATCTCTTAAATCTAAAGTAATCTTTGCATTCCCATTCAATACTTTAAAGTCAGGTATAAATCTTCTTATCTTCATAAAAAATTCTCCGTCTCCTTGTGCATCTAAATCAAAATCTCCAGATTCAATAAAGGCTGCTATAGCTGTTTTGTTGCCATTAGCATCTACTTCATTAACCCCTGTCTCATGTTCATAATAAAGTGATCTTCCTTGGCTTGAGGTAATACCATTGACCACAGGGAAAGACGGAGCTACGTTTTGTTCAAATTTTGTAGCATAAGGTTTATCAAATACAGATTTATCTGTGTAAGAAGTTCTTGCTAAAGTGCCTGTTGTCCATGTTCTTTCTTGATAATTATACACAACCATTCGATTTGCAAATTGACTCGATGCATCTGGATAAAACCAAATGATTTCATTAAATAAACTATTGTGTGCTGCATACACTTGTTGACCCGCATTGAAGTTTAAACCTGGATTATTTCCAGTTGTCTTAAATACAAAGTCTTCTACAAGGCATGGCATCTTTTTAACTGAACCATCGTAGACAAAAAATCCTCCTTCATCAGACATCCAATAAACATTTGTATCTACAAACACCATTGCGTTTTGTCCTAATACTCCACAGTTAGAACCTATTTGTCTAATAGAGAATGTAAATGGTGGACCAACAAACTGCATAATATAAGCAGAGGTATCTGTTCCAATAAATAAATAATCTTTACCTTTTGCTGCACCTCTAATATCAGAGCCAGAGTCAATTCTAAAAGTACCTGCAGTATTTACTGAAGTTGGCTGATAGTCTTCAATATCTTCTTGGTCAGAAAATCGTATAAACATTTTATCTTGTGTTGCTGGACTACCGATAGTTGTTTCAGTTCCTAAATGAATTAAATGTCTATCTCTATCAGATACAATTGTCATTACAGATTTAGTTGGATTATTAGGAACACTAACTGCTCTTGTTGTTAATGCTGCACCATTTATAGTTATAGGATTCCATTTAAAAGTTCTACCATTATGAACAGTTGCAATGAGTATTTGACCAAAATTATCTAATGACCAAAAACCAGGATCAATGTTAGTATCAGAACTTAGTCTTGCAGTTCCCCAAGTCGATTGTCCCCATCGACCTGCACCCCAACCAAAACCTAATGTTTGGTTAAGTCCACCAATATCAATATAAGGTAAAGGATCTAATGTACCATCATTAGTTGCACCTGTTCCTGTTTCAGCTGTAGGCATTTCAATTGTAAATGTTGTGGCTGTTGGAATTGTTTTTACTTCAAATAATACATCATCAAAATCTGTAGCTGTGTAATCTGTTTGTCCACCAGTAAATGAACCTGCATTTTCAAATGTCAGTATATCTCCTATTTCTAAATTATGAGAAGAAGTTGTTGTTATAGTTACTGTTGTTGAACCATTAGTAGTAGTTATATCTGCACCAGTCTGTTGTCTGTCTGGATCAATCGGTGTTATATCATATAAGTCACCTGAATAATAAATATATAAGCATCTATTGGTTCCAATTGCTGCATATTTACGACCATCTAAATCGTTAAAAACATGTTGTGCTCTTGCAACACCTATTAAAGTATTTGCATTAACCTGTAACCAACCCCCAATTTTTTCAGGTTGGCCATATCTAAAACGTACATTATCGCCATTAACCCATACATTTTCAGCTTGGGTATCTGTGATTTGTTTATTAAAACCAGGTTGAAATGGTATTTTAGTTAAAGCCATAAGCTTATTTTACAATAAATATGTGTTTGAGTATATAACTAGACTATTTTACAAAAGAAGGTATACCAAGTAAAGGTCTGCCGTCAAACTTATTCTTTTCAGCAAATGGCCCATTTACGTGGTTATAATGCAAGAATACCTGTCCACATATATTGCCTTGAAATGGTTCTCGCCAATGCTCTAGTTCACAACCAGAATATACTAACATATCTCCAACATCAAGTAATACTTCAGTTCCTTTTGGAGCATCAGGTTTATGTATTTCTTTATATTCATCAATAACTGAATTAGCTCCAGTACCATCTATAAATATTGGCCAAGGATCCCCACCTAAGTTTAAGGTACAAGATATCTCGCAACTTGGTCGATCTTTATGTCTTCTTAATTTATCTCCTCTTTTATATGCTCTTGCATAAGAATATGTTGGAATTAATTCTAAACCTGTATGTTGTTTCATCACTGGTAACATTTTTACTAATAAGGTTTCCATTGCAAAATCACCATAACAAGAAAAGGTATTAGGTATTTGTTGATCTCCCCAAGTTCCTAACATTGGAGATTGTGAATGAATATTATTTTTATACATAAAATGAACAGCATCTCTTTTAAGTAAAAAGTAATTCAATATAAAATTAGCGAGTTCATAACTAGCTGCATTTTTAATCACTTGATATTTTTGTTGTTGAAATGTCATAATGATAAATCCGTTCCATCTTTATGTTTAGTTATATATTTACGAGTTGCATTCATTAATGTATCTACTTCTTCATCAGGTACAATTTCTATTTCATATTCTTCTATACCTAATATACAACCTGCAATAAATCTTCTCATACCCATACACAATCTATATTTACCATCTTTTTCAGTGCATATTAAAGGATTGATAATTCCATTCTTTTCAATATCTGCTTTCAGTTTTTTCCACTTTTCATTTCTAGTTTGAAGCATTCTTCCTTGCTCTGTTTGTAAATGCTTTTCTCTGAATACGATTTGATCTTTATGTACTTTCATACAAACATACCTTTCTGTAAAAAGTTAAAGGATACCGATATTCTAATTTCATTCGATTCATTAGGATCGACACAATGCATTAACCAAGATGGAAACATAATCAATCGTCCATCTATAGGTTCATAATGCGTTTCTCTATAGAGTCTTGGTGGTAGTTGCCCTGGTTTTTGTTTTGGTCGTATCATAGAAGCTGAAGATCTTGGATCATCTACTTTTAAATGTCCAGAGTTCTTAGGTGCTTTTACATAATACACACCAGACCATAATGAGTTTGGATGTTGATGTGCTCTATTCATTCCTCCTGGAGGATTTACATTTGCCCACATATTGCCTAAGAAAGGTTCACTTTCTAAATGTTCTTGATCATAAATTGTTCTTTGAGCTTCATATAACATATCGACTAAATTTTTATATTCAGGTCTTAAATGCATATCCGTTGTTGAGTGCCAACCTTTTACATTAGTTCTAGTTACACCTTTATCTTGATTCATCCAATTCATAATATCTCGTTCTAAATCTTTATTTAAAGTTGGATGTTTTATATCTGCAATATAAATTGGTGTTGGAAAATGAAGTTCTCTAAACATTATCTTAATGGTGTTCCTCCAAACCACATTACTAAAGATTTTCTATTGCCTTTAATAACTGGTTTTACTCTATGTCTTACAAACGATGCAAAGAAAACTATTTGACCTTGTTTTAATTTTGCAACTTTACCTTCTGACATTACTTCTAAATCACCACCTTCAAATTCCGACTCAGGGGATAATAAACAAGTCATAGATATTTTTCTAACTGGGGGTTCGTGTGCACAGTTAATATCTGAATCTATATGCCAATCATAAAATCCACCTTCAGGATATTCTGTATATTGTGCAGGTTCTGTTAAAGTCATTCCATCAAATCCAAAATGATTTCTATTTGTTTTCTGCATTAATTTTTCAATATCTTTATACATATCCAACATTTTCTTAAATGGAATCCAACTAATATGTGAGGTTCTAGTTTTAGTATCAACCGTACCACCCGATCCACCACCCACTTGTCCAGTTTGTTTAGGTTCCGATCTTCCTGCTTCAATAATCATTTTACATTGTTCAGGTGTAAATATTGGCCCCGTTGTTTCAACTACATACGATTTCCATTTAGGTTCAGTGATTATCATATCGCTCCTCTGTTTTTAATTGGATCAAACTGTACATCACAGTTTGCAGCTAATGTTCTTCTAGTTTCATTAGTTCCATTGAATGGATAAACACAGTGTCTCATATCATATGGAAATACATAAAAATCTCTTAACTCCATTGGTGGCTGATAATCTATTTTTGCAAATTGTCCATTAGCTGCACCTAGTATTTGAAGTCGTCCATTTTGTGGAACTGCATCATTTGAATATTCTCGACCATAAGTTGAAGGTAGTTTTAAAATCATTACTGAAGATAGACCAGTAAATAAAGTTCCTCGATGAATGTGTGCAGGATTATACTCGTGCTGTTTCATTTCATTCACCCATATAGAATTTAAATGCAATTCATAATCTCTAATTTTATTGAATGCTAAATAGTGTTTAAATATTTCTAAAAAATAATTAGTCACATCTCTTGGTAATATATTATGTCTTTTTACCTTAGACT